TGTTACACTTGTTACACTTGTTACACTTGTTACACTTGTTACACTTGTTACACTTGTTACACTTGTTACACTTGTTACACTTGTTACACTTGTTACACATCGTTACACATCGTTACAGATTAACAGGGGCCCCCTAATCCGCCCCAGGGCCCGGGCCCAGGTCGCCCGGCATTTTGAAGTATTTACAGGCCTACAGCGTACGAGGCCCGAAGTCCGATGTGCGAGGTACGTAGTCCTGGATACGAGGTACGTAGTCCTAGTAATCTATGTGCGAGGCCCGAAGTCCGATGCTCCAGGTACGATGCACATATTCCCCGGATCCGGACCTATAAATCCTGGATCAAAGTAGTGTACACATATCGGAGTACTAAGTACAATGTACGTAGTGAGGAATCATACGTGCACAAGGTTGTAAAAGTTCAAAGTCCCGCAGACATGGCACTTGCTTTAGTGCGTACGGAGTTCCCGAATTACCACCCTCTGCTATCTTTGACCAGACTGGCGCATAGAGAGGACGTGATACAGGACCCTCGTCTAGAGTTAGAAGTGCACAGGGCTATAATGCCTTATGTAGTGCCCAAATTGTCTTCGATCGAAGTCAAGTCCGAAGTAAATGAAGTCCGTAGAGTGATAGTCTCGTTATTTGAGCAGATCACACTGCCCAACGGCTCTATAGTGGATGTTGAAAAACCTCTAGTCACTGATGTGACAGACCTAGTACCTCTTGATTGAAGGCTTCAATATGACCGTCCAAGTCACCAGTCTCAAGAATTTCCCCCAAACCTTGACTTCGGTTCCAGGCGCGCCGTTCGTGCTGGGCCCTTTCAAGACGGCCAGGTTTGAGATCAATACGATCCCAGCAGAACTCTTGAATTTGGACAATCTGAGGTTCATACAGGCCGAACTGGACATATCAACGCCGGACCTCACCCCCGCACAATTGGCGGCGCTTGCTACCCAAGCCGAAAGTGTGGGCGTTGACTGGGGTAACACCGCAGCAGTCAATACGACGCGCATGAACGCAGCGCTGGCTCGAAGAGGGCTGGTCACGCTCACGCGACCGGGGCAGTACATGTTCGGTGGTCCGGGCATCGGCAGCTTGCTCATTCCAAGCAACACCACGCTCATTTGCGCGGAAGGGGTGGAGTTGATCTGCGCAAACCAGACTCATCAGCCGCTAATTCGCAACACCAACTCTTTTGATCCCGGCACTGCTGCTACTGGGTCTATTGCGTACTCTGGCGGCGGGTGGGGCTTGCGCGGCACCGTCACAGCAACTGGAATTCAACTGAAACACCCGGTTGGAAGCTGGATTGGTGTACTGAATCTGGACCTGTCCAATCAAGCCAACCGCAGCTATCAGGGCGTGTACCAAGTCACGGCTGTTGGCACGAATACGATCACCTACGAAATGGTGGACACGCCGCCAAGCGGCGGTAACAGCACATCGGGTGCGATCATTTACCCGGCTGACACAAACATACGCATCATTGGCGGCATGTGGGACGGCAACGACGTCGGGCAAACCGGCAGCCCGTACAACGACGGCGATCCGAACCATTGGGTTCAAACGCTCCGCAATACACAGAACACCATTGTCCAGGGGTGCTCCTACCGTCGTGGGCTGTCATGGACAGTGGGCTCCAACAATATTCGGGACGCCACGTACCGTGACCTCTACGCTGATCTCTACACCGACGGTCTTGGTACAGCCAACGCGATATTTCAGGGTACTGGCGGCGCACGCAATGTCCTGATTGACGGTGTTAGCGGCACTTCCGACGACAATCTGGTTGCGTGGTCACTTGACGCGGTTGGTAGCTGGACTTACCAAAACCATTGGAACGGGGATGTTTACAATCTCCGCATCAAGAATGTCAACAGTTCGGCAAACAACGCGGCCATTATCAAGCTGTGGGGAAACACCAACGCACGCTATCACTCGGTCTTGATCGACGGCGTTACTGGCAGGGCCAACACCGAAGGCGCTGTAGGTGTGGACTGCGGGTTTACTCAAACTTCGATGCTGAATACCCGAGGCGGGAAGCTGACAATCAAGAACGTTGCGGTCGCCTGCCCAGGCGCACCAGTTACTGTCAGAAGTGACGGAGACTGGGATCACATTGAGATTGACCAAGTGCAGCAAAAGCGAGCTGGTTCGGCGGCCGCCCCGCTAGTCCAGATATTAAAGCGTTCAGGCGGCACGGTTCAGACCATCCGGCGACTGGACATCAAAAACCTGTCGTGGTCAAACCCCGGCAGCGTCTTGAACCGGACAACCTGCATTGTTGAAATTAGCGACACCAATATCTTTGACCTGAATATCTCGGGCATTCCGCAAGCTCGAATTAACGCGGTGACGGGTCTTGTTAACTTCATTGGTGTGGAAGGCGTGGTTGATAGAGCTGTCGTCACCGGCTTGAACGGTATTGCCAACGCAACGGGTGATATGACCCTTGTACGTTGCGCGAACACGGTAGCAGGCGCGCTTGGTCAGCTAACGCTGCGAGACTCCACCTTCACTGCCTTTGACGCTTCGGGTGGATTGGCTCTCCAGACCGCAGCCGGGAAAGTCACCAAGGTGCGGCTTGACAACAATACGTTTACCAACGCCCGTGCTGGACATGTGTCAGGCGTTCTGAGAGATGGCACAGGGATGACGGTGGACACAATCAACATCACTACCGCTTAAGAGCGACCGCCCAGCAACACACAAGCCCGCTGCCTGGGCCGGCTCTACATCACGCTATGCAATCGTGAATTTCGCAGCTAGTAACCAATTTTACAACAGTGACATAAGTCACATCATCTGCTGATTAAATCCACTCGGGCGTAAGCTCATTCACCTAGGAACTACCATGTCAGTTTTCATTCGTTCGCTTATCAACACCTCGCAAACTATCGATGCGGTGGCCCTCCCTGCATTCGCACTTCAGGAGCGTGGCAATGTCACCTCAGCCATTCAAACGGCCTCTGACCTGCTTATGCCGAGGACGTGAGCATCGTGCCTGCCGGCACGATTGCGGCGCTCACTCTCACTCTCCCGCTGGCGCCTCGTGACAGGCAGCGCCTGAATGTGACGTTCGACACCATCGTCACTACGTTGACCATGCAAGTGGCCACCGGCAGCTCGCACACTCTGCGAGGTGCGTTGACTGCGGCTACTGCTCGAGGATTCGCCACCTGGATGTACCGCGCCAGCAACAAGGTGTGGTATCGCATAGGCTGATCCAATGAGCCTCGTTACGGTCGTACGAAGTTTGGTAGGGGTGACTGTTGAGTTGCCCGGACCAATTTACATACGACCGTGGCACTTCGTGGAGTTGGAAGAGTTATCTGACCCAATGCGAATAAGACTCAGGGAGTTACAAGCGTCAAGAGTGATCCAGCTAGGGCAAGTCCTAGATGGATCACCTCTTTCGTCTGTGAAGGTATGACATCCGAAAGCCAAACCATGAGCCCTGGTGTTATGGAACGACATATACAGACCATCCTCATTTCGATAGTAACTGGCTCGCTTATTTTTGCGGCTACTTACTTCTATACCGATAATAAGGATAAGGCCTTGGCCAAATCCCAATTGGAGGTGCTCACAGTTCAAGTATTGGAGATGCGAGCTGACGTCAAATCTCTACAGTTAAATGTAGTCCGTCCAGACGAGCTGCGTGATCTACAGAGGCGTGTGCTAGACCTTGAAAGGGCTATTAAGACCCCAAGGTGATAGTCAAATCACATGCTTAGTCAATGACCATAGAATTCAAGCTTTATCCCAAGCAGCAACGGGCTCTAATGTCGTCTGCTCAGGAGATCCTTTACGGGGGAGCCGCGGGATCTGGTAAGAGTTACATGATGCGTGTACTTGCGATAGTACTATGTATGGAGATCACCAATATCAAGGTGTTTCTGTTTCGAAGAATGTATAAGGAACTGTATATCAATCACGTATACAGTCCTGATGGGTTTTTACAGATGATGAAGCCATTCATGGACTCTGGCGAAGTAGTCTTCAACAAGTCGGATGGTGTATTTAACTTCACATTCAATGGTGCTCAGATATATCTCTGCCATGCGCAGCATGAGAATGATATAAACGGTTATCTGGGCGCTGAAATTCACTGCTTGCTAATAGACGAGGCTACGCAGTTCACAGAGAAGATGATTCGCTTTATTCGTACGCGTGTACGTTTAGGTGGATTACAGATACCTGAACGGTGGAAGGCTCTTTTACCCAAGATCATATATGGCACTAACCCTGGAGGAATCAGTCACAGCTATTTTAAGCGTGGATTCGTAAGCCACGGCGAGGGTCACGTATATAAGGCCCCTATCCAGGATGGAGGCATGTTACGCGAGTATGTGCCGGCCAAATCTCGTGAAAACGTCATCATGCTTCGCAATGACCCTAATTATGATCAACGGATCATGGGTCTAGGTGACGACCGATTAGCTCTTGCATACCTCGAAGGTAACTGGGACTTGGAAGAGGGTGCAGCGTTCTCTGATCTCTGGGATACAAATGTGCACATAGTACAGTCCCTAGAAGTACCTAGAACATGGCGGATCGACAGGTCCCACGATTATGGTTATTCAGCTCCAGCGGCAACCCTCTGGTGGGCAGAAAGTGATGGTACTCAGGCCATTATCAACGATCGCAAGGTTGCCATACCTAGAAAATCCATTATCCTGATCTCTGAACAGTATTTTGCGGATAAAGAGGACAAGGGTTTACGTCTACTGCCCAATGAATTGGGCCTTAAAATGTACGAGCACGAGGCCATGAATGGTTTACGCGCTCGTACAGAAGCGGGTCCAGCCGACACATCCATATTTGACAAAGATCGAGGAATGGCGTCCATTCACGATCAATACGTACAGAAGGGTATTCGCTTTACGAAAGCTGACAAACGCCCAGGATCTCGTGAGAGAGGTTTTGTGCTTGTTCGTCAAATGCTTAAGGCGGCTGCCACCCGTAATTTTGAAAACCCTTGGCTACTGATAATGCGTACATGTGTGCATACAGTATCCCAATTGCCTGAATTACCCATCAGTGCCGAAAATGCTCAGGACGTTGATACCAACTCCAATGATCACATTTACGATGGGATCAAATACCGAGTGCTGAAGAGCATGCTTACGGCTGGTCCATCTGAGGTAAATGGTACTTAAATTTATCATGGCTAAAAAATTATCAGAATTCGCCCATCCGCAGTACATGTACCATCTGCCGGATTACCAGAAGATTCGTGATTGCTACAATGGCGAGAGAGCTGTTAAAGCCGCCAACGTGGCCTATCTGCCTAAGCTGAAGGCCCAGTCTGAAGAAGATTATAGGAACTACTTGACCAGGGCCCTATTCTTTCCGGTCACAGGTAAGACTGTCACAACCATGGTTGGATTGGCCACAGTGAAGCCTCCGAAAGTAGTAGCTCCGGATCTGATGGCCCCCTACTTCAAGGATTCTGAATCAGGCTACCAGTTCAGCGAATTCTATGTCACCACCCTACAAGAGATGGTGCTGATGGGCCGATATGGCGTGTTGATAGACGCTCCTGAGCTGGTTCAAAGCCAGCCCACCCTATGCCCGTACATTGCTGAGAACATAATTAACTGGGACACTGACGAGATAGGTCAGCTAACCATGTTGCTATTGCGTGAGACTCGTAATGTCCGTTTGCAGGGTGAATTCTCAACTAGTGTTGAAGTGCAGTACCGCCACTGTTATCTGGACGCCTCAGGGATATACACTGTTGAAGTTCTGGACGAAGATCTCAAACAGATAAAGCCCTCGATTCAACCTACTTTCACCGGCTCGGTCATAGACTTCATTCCCTGGGTCACATTCGGAGCCTCTGGGGCCCACATCGGAGTGGATAAGCCTCCAATGCTGGATATTTCGACCATCAACATATCTCACTATTTAACCAGTGCTGATCTGGAGTGGGGGCGCCACATAGTCGGACTGCCCACACCTATTGTGTCGGGCGTTGACTCCAGTACCCAGCTGTCTATAGGTGGGACCGCTGCCTGGATTTTGCCAGTAGTAGAGGCTAAGGCTTATTATCTGGAATTTCAAGGCTTGGGTCTCAAATCACTTGAGATAGCCATGTCAGACAAGATCAGTCTCATGTCAGCTATGTCGGCTAGATTAGTGGACAACTCCACTCGTGGGTCTGAAGCGGCTGAGACAGTGCGACTTCGCTACATGAGTGAGTCGGCTGGACTCATCCATATAATAGGTTCAATCGAAACCGGCTGCATGATATTGTATAACATGCTGGCCAAATTGCTGAAGACCACCGAAGTAACCATACAATTCTCCAAGGAAATCCTGGGCATAGGGGTGACGTTCAGGGATCTCAAAATCCTATTTGAGGCCTACCTGACGTCATCTGTCAGTAAAGAGACCCTGGTATACAATCTGCGGCGACTGGATGCAATTGATCCAAATCGCAGTGATGAAGAAGAAATGAGTGCAATCAAGGAGCCACCAACGCAGACTCCGACGACTTCGAATGCACCGAAACCCGCTGCCACACCGTAACCTCAATGAAAGATTCATCATGGGCCTGAAATACCAGATTACCGCACTTACTGAAGTGCCCGAAAACGTCCGTAGTCTTTACAAACCTGAGGGC